TCACTGCACAGTATGCACTGATAAATAAATTCTCTCAGAGGGAGAGATGGGATCTTCATCTGGATGTCCCAGAGGTGAGCAGACAGAGACTGAGACTCACTAAATCACTCACTGTGCAGCTTTGCACATTCCTGGATGGGAGTGGAGCGTATCTGGCAACAGATGAGGGAGATGATGATGATGCATCTGCTATCTCTGACGCATTCTCAGGACCTGTCACCAGGGAGCACATTCTGCAGTATATTACTCACTACCTATACTCCCCAGATGAGGAATAAACCATGAGCACAGCAGAGAAAATCCTGCAGGCACTGCATCTCCAAAAGCGGCCGGATAATCAGTACAGGACTAACTCTCCATTCCGCTCTGGGAGTGACTCTAAATCATTCTCTCTGATCATCCATGATGATGAGTCTGGAGCATTCCATGATTTTGTCTCAGAGCAGAGAGGGAGTCTGTATGATCTGGCCAAACTCCTCCAGATAGAGACTCCCTCTGGAGTGCATGCATCATCCCAGGAGACCACAAAAAGACCATACCTGGATGGAGCAGACTATGCAGAGAGTCATGGAGTCTCCTGGAGTGTATTCCAGAGTGCTGGATACAGTGAGACGCTCCATATGAGGAGGAAAGCGCTCCGGATCCAGACCACTGCAGGTCCCAGATATCGCTTCCTGGACTATCGGGATAGCATGACATACATTAATGAGAAGGGATTCTCTCCCTGCTGGTACAAACTCCTAGAGGGAGTGAAACTGGCAAAACTCATCAGAGCTCCGCTCATTTATTGCAATGGGGAAGCGTCTACAGTAGTAGCACAGCACTATGGGATCCCTGCAGTGAGTATAGCAGGAGGAGGAGAGCGTACACTCACCAGCTCTATGCTCCAGGATCTGCAGAAGCTCTGGACTGGGAGTGTCATTGTAGCTCTGGACTGTGATCCAAAGGGACAGACTGCATCCTACAAACTGATAAAACAGTTATTAGATGCAGGGATCCATGCTCATGCAGTGGATATGAAGCTGGGACTGGGAGGAGACCTGGCAGACTGGTGCAGGATGTATCAGCAGGAGTCACTCCAGGAGATCATGAAACTCCCAGCACTGTCTGTCAGTATGGAGCTGATAGTGCAGAGAGATATGATCTCTGCTGCAGACCTGGATAATAAACGATTTGCTGCACTGCTCTGGACTGTAGAGGACATCCTCCCTGAGGGATGCATCCTATTAGCTGGGAAGCCAAAATCTAGAAAATCCTGGCTAGCTACGCATATAGCTCGGAGCGTAGCAATGGGGAAAAAAGTATTCTCTAGATACGATGTCTCCAGAGGATCAGTGCTCTATATGGATCTGGAGTCAAACCAGAGACGTATGCAGAGCAGACTCCGACAGATGGAGATCAATGATGAGGGACAGCCATCAAACCTCTACATCGTGAATGAGTGGAGCAGAGGAGCGGAGGGAGTAGAGGAGCTGGATCTCTGGCTGAGTAAAGTATCAGACTGCACTCTAGTGGTAGTAGACATTCTAGAGAATTTTAGAGCAGTCAGGGATAGACATGCTAATCCATACACAGAGGACTATGATGCAGTCAAACCTCTGACTGCATTAGCAGAGAAGCATCACTGCTCCATCCTGATCCTGCATCATACTAGAAAATCAAAATCAGATGATGCATTTGATGAGATCTCTGGGACCACTGGACTGGCCGGAGGTGTCTCTGGGATGTATATCCTCGCTCGGATCCCTGCAGAGGAAGCTCACTCTGAGCTGATGATCCGAGGGAGAGACATAGAATCAGATGAGAAGCGGATCCTGGTATGGAGTGACATCCTCAGTCATCATGAGGTGATGGGAGATGCAGAGACATTCCTCCTCTCAAAAGAAAGACAGGAGATCATAGAGCTGATGAGAGATGGTCAGCACTGGAGACCCTCAGACGTTGCAGACGCTATAGGGAAGTCCAGACAGAACACACACAAACTCCTGCAGAAGCTCAAATCCTCAGGAGTGCTCAAACAGGACTCTACAGGACGCTATTTTATTGCAGTCACTAAATCATACCCTGTAGGATATGAGGGAAGCTCTCAGAGCTCCCAGAGTGCCATAGTGGAGACGTCTGCTCCAGTCACTCCTGTGACTCCGCTCCCAGTGTACAGAGTGATGGATGGGATCCCTCTCAACAAAGTGGAGAGCATGAGGGAGCTAGCAAAAAATCCCCAGTCAGCAGAGCAGTTTCTCACGATGGCCAAAGCATACAGCATCAGTCCTCTGCAGATAGAGACACTCCGACAGGAGCTATTAGGAGATGCATAGTGAGAGCGGTTTACAGTGGTTTACATGGTTTACAGTGGTTTACATGGTTTACTCCGGTTTACATTTGTAAACCACTGTAAACCGGTATGATTACAGAGCGGTTTACGCGGTTTAGAGCATCACAGAGCGCCAAACTGGCATTGTGTAAACCGTAAACCAGTATTTTATAGAAAATGGGGAGGAATGAGATGAGCACAGAGAAAAAATCCTACCAGCAGAAGTGTCTAGTCTGTATGGAGTGGTATGATCCGCTCCCAGAGAGTCCCAGAGTCTGTCTCTGCAGCTTCTGTCAGAGGAATATCAAAACCATTATCACTAGGGAGCAGGCCACTCTCGGAGTCTGGGGAGCATCTCTGGGAGATATGATAGAGCGTCTCACGGATGATGATCATTCACGATTCAGCAGGATCTATCATGCACTGCACAGCACTCCCGAGGAGGAGCTCCCTGCACTCCGGAGGAAGATAGAGAATACCAAAAAGAAAAATGATGCAGTGTCTGCAGTGCTCCTCCTGCAGGACTCTATAGCGCTCCGACAGGAGCGGATCTATACACTCCTCCAGCTCCAGGAGATGCTATGAAACCATCAGAACCTGCAGTTATCCGTATGCTCAAAAAGCATGGATATACCTATACCAGACAGAAGCTCAAACATTATTACAGGACTCCCTATCTCCTGGACCTGTGCTATACCCACAGGATCGGAGGACTCCCAGAGTATCACTATCCCCATATCCTCAAAAAACTGCTCAAAAAAATGACACCAGTAGAGATAGCTGTCTACTATGGGATCAGTCACAATGCAGTATATAGATGGATGAAAAATCATAATATTCCTGTGAGCATTCATCCATTCACTGCAGAGGATGATAAATATATCCGGTTTAATGCTGGATATGTCTCAGTCCCAGAGATGGCAAAAAAGCTCAAACGCTCTGAGAAAACTATCTATTACCGGATGCAGATACTCGGAGTGTCTATCTCTGATGCTATCGGATACACAGTCCAGAAACTGTCTGAGGATATCGGAGTAGATCAGAGGACCATCCGAAACTGGATGTATCATCAGGGACTGGGAAAAGCGGAAGCCGAGGGGACCTACAGGATAGCAGTAGATGAGATCTCACTCTATGAGTGGCTATGTGCAGGGAATGTATACCGGATCCCAAAAATCCGGCCGGATCAGCATCACCTCAGGGAGATAAAACAGGACTGTGATATACGTCTAGTATCATCTCTGGAGCTGAGTACATTTATTGCAAAATGCTACATAAATCCGGCCAGAGGTTTTCCTCAGAAACTCATCACAGTCAAAGAAAATGGATATGGAGCTATCTATAATCGTAAGGAAGTCTATGCATACTTCTGGGAGCATAGACACAAATTAGATCTCCAAAAAATCCCCAAATCACTCAGCTACTGGAGAGACCTCTGCACAGAGTGGGATAGGATGTATATCTATAGAGATGAGATAGCGCTCTATGTAGACTATGCAGCAAGGGCTAACTGGTTTAATTATGAGCAGAGACATCATGCATTCCCTGCTCCTCTGGGACATGGGATCAAATACTACTCACGCTCTGCAGTGCTAGAGTGGGCTAGAGAGATAGGAAAGCATCCTAAACTGGTGAGACATCTGGAGCAGACGATATAGACAGGAGATCATCATGAGTGCATACCGTCCTAAAAATGTAGATAAAAATCAAAGTGAGATAGTGCATGCTCTCCGACAGGTAGGAGCTACAGTGATCCTCCTGCATGAAGCTGGGGAAGGGATCCCAGATCTCCTCATAGGATATCGGAGAGAGACCTATCTCCTAGAGGTGAAGTCTAAAACTGGAAAACTGAATGAGCGTCAGCAGCTCTGGCACTCATCATGGTCTGGGAGATCCGTCTCTATTGTGAGGAGCATAGATGATGCACTCAATGCTATAAGAGTCACAGACTCAGACAGGAAGCTCATCCATGAATAGTATTATCCTCTTTTGGTATTTAGTCTGCAGTACTGGGACCTGTCATGCTGTCCCATTTGAGGTGAGTAGAGAAGCGGGAGCTATTATCTCCTGTGAGTCTGGAGATGGATATAACTATGGGACCTACTCACTCTATGCTAGATCAGTAACTGCAGATGGAGGACTATTCCAGTTTAATGATCAGACCTATATAGGACTCACTGGGAGAGACCATGCACAGAGAGACGCTCCAGAGGTCCAGTATGCAGCATTCAGAGAGCTCTGGAGGAATGGGAGCGGATGGAGACACTGGAGAGCATCTCAGGCCTGCTGGAGTCAGTGGATGAGCATAGAGAATAATACTGCAGTCTGGAGAGAGGAATAGAGATGAGCACAGAAAAACCCTACACACTCCATCTCGGAGACTGCAGAGAGGTCCTCAAAACTCTCCCAGCTAATTCTATAGATGCAGTGGTGACTGATCCTCCCTATGGTCTCTCATTCATGGGGAAGGGCTGGGATCATGGCGTACCTGGAGTGGACTTCTGGACTGAGGTTTATAGAGTGATGAAGCCAGGAGCTCACCTCATTGCATACGGAGGGACTCGGACCATCCATAGACTCACTGTAGGGATAGAGGATGCAGGATTTGAGATCCGAGACTCCATCTACTGGCTATATGGATCCGGCTTCCCTAAATCTCACAATGTCTCCAAAGCGATAGATGCTCACCTGGGAGCAGAGCGGGAGGTGGTGGGATCCTATGCTGGAGCTACGAATATAGGTAAAAAGGCTGATGGTAAAAATGGATATGCTCCAGGGACAGACTATCCGGATGTAGATACTACTGTATACATCACAGCTCCAGCTACTCCAGAAGCTACACAGTGGGACGGATGGGGCACTGCACTAAAGCCTGCAGTAGAACCTGCAGTCCTCGCCAGGAAGCCACTGTCTGGGACTGTTGCACAGAATGTCCTCCAGTATGGGACTGGAGGGATCAATATAGACGGATGCAGGATAGCTCATGATGAGACTCCAAAAATAGTGACTCGGACAGCTCCTGATACATTTTTTTCAGGTAAACAATCAATTACAAAACCAGAGCTCCATACAGGGAGATGGCCAGCTAATATCCTCCTGGATGAGGTCTCTGCTGAGATGATGGATCAGCAGAGTGGGGAGGTCCTAGACTCCGGAGGAGCATCACGATTTTTCTATATTGCAAAAGCATCCAGCACAGAGCGGGAGATAGGACTGCAGGGAATGGAGAAAGTCAAATTAGATATAGGAGACGAAGCTCCCTCTGGAGGATCATGGGAGAGACGTGATGGGAGGACCTCCTCTCTCAGAGCAAACCATCATCCGACAGTAAAACCACTCCAGCTCATGCAGTATATGATCCGTCTCATCACTCCTCCAGGAGGGACTGTGCTAGATCCATTCATGGGATCAGGGAGCACTGGAGCAGCATGCATGCTGGAGGGAGTGCAGTTTGTCGGAATTGACATCACTCCAGAATATATAGAGATAGCACAGAAGCGGATCTCCTACTGGCAACAGAGAGCATTCACTCCAGTGGTAGATGCTCCAGTAAATGTCCCAAAGAGTATAATAAAACCAGTCAATACTGCACAGCAGACACTGGATCTGGAGGACCTATGAGCGCTCCCATATATCTCAGAATGCCTGGAGATAACTATGGAGGACAGATCACAAACTATGCTCCGGATAGAACCGGAGCAGTCTATACTCTGAATCTCTGTAGACTCACTCCTAATGGTCCCTGGGGTCCGAGAGTATACCGGATCCCTCCGACAG